CTTGACGAGGGTATAGCGACTGCTCTTCTTTTTGAATGTCCGTTTTCGCAAAAGAGAAAACCTCGGCTATCTCCGGTTTTGGCGTAAGCAACATTGTCGATGTCGTCCCATCCATCGATATTCACTGTGCGAGTCGCAACGTGCTCGAACCCGAAGTTTGCAACTCGATAAACGCCGAGTACCTCGTGGTGTCCATATTCCAAAGGAAACTGAAGAACAACCAGATCGCCAACCGTTGTTGAACGCGCCCCATACTCGACCCCTTCTTCGTCTACAAAGTATTCTCCGAGGAATGTCACATTCGGGTTTGTGTCGCTGTTTCCATCTTTTGACCAAGAGCCTTCGATGTTGTTAGTCCAGCGAAACGCATAATCCAAAACCCCTGCGAACTCCTGCACCTGCAAGGATTGCTCGTAGATACCGTCAAACGGATATTCTTTGCGTGTGGCGAACTCCACTTCGGCAACTGCTCGGCAAAAGCCATTAGCGTTTGGCTCTATGTGAATTACAAATGCTTTCATTTTCGTCTCCTTTTTTTGGTCGTTTTCTTAGGTCGAGATGAGATAGTAACAAATCTGGAAAGCTATGACAAGTCTTTTTTGAAAAAACTTTTTAAAAGGTTGGAATGTTTTGTCTCACCCATCTTGGTTCGCAGTGAGCCTTCACTGGTCTCCGGCGATAGTCGTAATATTTTCGGCCTTGATAGTTCAGTCTTCGCGCAGTGGCAGTACAACTGCCGAGCCTTGCGAAGTAGATAGGGTCTTGTCTTATGGGTTCGTTGTTTGAGAGAACAACTAAGAGATATACAAGCTTCACTAGAAAAACAAAAACACTGTGCCAAAGATCACAGAGATTCCCACTGCCAAAATAACCGCCGCGACTATTGCGGCCTTAAATTTTTCTGCTCTTCGCCGCGATGCGTACTCCGCTTTTTCTTTCGCTTTGCGAATGTCCTTTTCCATCTGCCGAAGTTCTAACCAAGCATCCTTGCCGTACACAACCATGATCAATTCGCGCAGTTGCTTGCGTTGTTCTTCTACCTTTTTTTTCTGCACAAGAGCTTGCACAGCCATTTGCTCTGGATTACCGAGCAGTTTTTTGTGAAGCGGAGGATCGTTTGCTTCGCGTATGCCTTCTGTCGCATCAGCGATATGCCCATACCACTCCGCGATCTGTGTCCCGACATCGTGAATCTCTCGACCAGTCGCTACCATTTTTTTGATGGTATTGAAGGCAGTCGAAGCCGCGCTGACAGCAGCAACCAATTCTAACAAAGATGCCTCCAATCCTGTCAGTTATTGGTTGAAAAGCAGTCCCAAAAAAATCGTAACAATGAAAGGATAGATTCCCCAGATCAACATCTCAAGTCTTCTGAATTTTGCCGAGCCTTCCTCCAGTCTTCGCTCTATTTCTTTGTAGCGTTGCTCGCACAACTTTTGATGCGCCTCGATTTCAAACAAACTTTTCTCGGCTGGGGTCATCGCTTAAATCTTTACCCGCAATGCAAGGTGCAAGGCACCGTGTATGAACCATCACTGTGAGTATCTATTTTCACTGTGCTAGTTACCTTTGCGATTGTGCTAGATTTAAAAAAATCTTTATTTGAGCCTGTCTGTGGTCTTGCTGTGCCATCTCCAGCACTTTCAAGCAAATCTCCAATGCTAACGTTAACGCCAGAACCGATTAAGATTTCGCCATTTCCAAGTGCTTCGATGGAAGATTCGCCTCGCTTGTAATGTCCAGCGAAGACACCATAAACTGCGGTGTCTCCAGCAGTATCGCTTACTTCGCACATGGGCAATCGTTTTGCGGTTTTGTGTTCTATCGCTTTCGCGCTTGCAGTAGTTCCGTCTTCATCTACTGTGATGGTATAGGTATTTCCTATCGTATAGTCGTGACCACCTGCTCTCCATTGCATCGGCCCCATCTCTGAGTCTTCGTAGGTAAATTCAGTCCATTTCATTAAAGTTGAAACGGATGACATAACAGTTCCTAATTTTATATTAGGTTGAGAATGATCTTCAAATTGACTCCAGTGTGCGCCCGTAAACGTGTTGTACCTTATTGTGGAATTATTTGTGGTATCAATATCTCCTATGTTACTGCCCTGATAACGAAACAAAATATAATTATGAGTTCCAGAAGAGGTGCTACAATCATTAAACCAATACACATTTGTTGCATCACTGGCGTGAACGATAACTCCGCTTTGGTGCACTTTAAAGCCTTCAGCATCGTCCCCAGTTGTGGCGGACGTATGATCAGGAGTCGCTATTTGAAGGGCGTAATCGGGCGAAGTACCCCCCGTTTTAATACCAACGTTACCATTGTTATCTATCTGGATTGCGTTTTTTGTTGAAGCACTCCCTATTGTTCCATCGTCTGGAATAACGATACCCGCATTAAAGTTGGCTTCTCCTGCATCGGACATATCGAGTTGCAAAGCCGTGATCACAGAACCGTCGTCGTTACCTTTAAACAAAATATCTGCATCTGAAGCATGATTTTCTACGGTGATGTTTCCAGAAGTTGTCGCAATCGTGACCGCCGCATCTCCCGTGGTAATATCATCTGCGACTATGGTGGTCCCCGCAGGAAAAGTCGGGATTGCGTTAAATTTCATTAACTGGTCAGTGACGTTAAAGCTGTCTAGCTTTTTGTTATACATCGCATTGACGGATTGATAACGCTGAATCTCGTTGCCGGACAGCGGATTCCCCACGCTGTCTCTCAACTGCTTCGCGCCTACTGCGTTGATATTCAGTGTCGCGCTTGCGTCGTTCGTAAAGTCTGCTACAAACGCCGTAGTAAAGCCCTCCGTCAGTTCACCAGCGGTCAAATCTCGGTCAAGCGTTAAAGTATAATTATTAGAAGACCCTGATGCTGTTATTTCTGGCGTTGTCTGCTGAAAGTAACGACGGACATCTGCCATGACAGCTCGAACCCCGTCATTTAGACTGCTTGGGCTTTGTCCCTCTGGGAAATAGCCTGATGCGACCTGTACCGCCGCACCACCTGATATTCCATACCTGTTAATTTCGCTCATAATTTCTTCCTTATAATGGAAAATAGCGAGGATCGCGTGTGCCGTAGGGCGTGCTTATTTGTAACGGGTTGCCGCTTTGAAACATCGGGTTAACAAACGCCGAACCTTGCCTGCCGCCCTCTGCTGCTCCGATAGAGCCGCCTAATAATTGCAAATTCGACACTGGCGACACTGGCGCTTGGCTTGCGATCCCCGTCGGATTAAATGGCTGTCCTTCTGGCGGAAAATACGGTTGCCCGTAACGGTGTCCGCTGTAGGGTGTAAACAACCTGTTCTGCAAGTCCTTTACAGTAGGGTCGCTTAGTCTGTATTGTTCCATCAGCTTGTCTACGACAGCGCTTCTTGTTGACTTGTCGATCTCAGCCTCTTTACTACGCAACGCCGCTTCTACAACATTATGTGCATAAGTCTGCGATCCTTTGTTTATTCTGTTTGCCGTGCCTTTGAATCGCGCCTCCATTTTTATCATTTCTGCAAACTCTTCAAACGCTTCATCCGGCAAGAGCAATCTTAATTTTTCTTCCATTGCTTTTGTTAAAAACGATCTGGTTTTCATAGATCCGGCCATAACACCGAAATCTCCCGTGCCAATTATCGAGCTTAAGTTGTCTTGTATAGCCTCACCGAAACCCAACATGAATAGCTGTTTGTCTCGTGGGCTTAGATTTTTTATATCTTCTGAATCTGCGAAAATTTCGCTTAACTTTTTGTTTTTATACAGATCCCTCCCCGCATCTACCATGTTTTCCATATGCTTGCTGTTCTGCCATATCGCGTTAGCCTGCCTATACGCATCGTTCTGGGCGTATAACTCATTCGTTATTCGTTTTTTTATCCCCACTAAATTCGCCACCTCGAAACCTGCTCCTTCGCGTATAGCCTTTCCGATGTCGTCATCTAACTGCTGGGAAATAGCTTGCCACCACCGTAACGTCGGCAATGCGGTTCCTAGCGCCTCCTCGTCGATGGGAAGACTATTTGCTAAAGCGTGTTCCAGCCCTAGCTTTCTTGATTTGTTTAGTCTCTCTGGCGTATGTTTTTTCATATGCTCGAATATTTGTCTTAACACAGGCGTATTTTCTACACCCTCTTCCATTGCCTGAGCATATAGCGGTTTCGCTAACGCCTCTCTGCCCTCTGCTATTTGCGACAGTGTTCTGCCGGATTCTACGACACCTCCAAAGTGCTTTCTCACGGGAAGCATGATCCTGTCGATTGCAGTAGTATCTCGCCCCGCAAAAAACTCCAGATAATTGTCTGGCATATGCAATTTCGCCGCTACCATTTCCCCTATTTTCTGCATGGAGTCATTAAAGTCCGCAAGAGTAGACTTTGGGTTATTTCGCAACCATGCAAAAGCTTCGTCCTCTGTTGCGTCCGTACCTAACAAAACATCTTTTAAGATCGTGTCCGCTGTTGGAATTGATATATCTACGCGCTGACTGCGTTCTTTTAGCATATTGCTTAAGGCTAATACCGCATCTCCCAGCTTTCTTCCGGTATATCCAGCCGCCGCTCCAGTTGCGCCAACCACAGTTTGTCCTAGCGGCCCTCCAACGGCTCCCCCCAAGCCAGATCCGGCAGTAGTCAAGCCCTGCGACAATGGCGACGAAAGCACATCTTCCGTTTGTGTTATCTCTCCCGTCATTGGGTCTTTCTGTATCACTGGGGAGCCTCCTCCAGCAACCCCAGCGCCGTATATTGTTCCTTCAGTCGCGCCAATTACCGCAGACGCTTTTAACGCTTGTTTGCTTTTCCAGCCGCCCTGTAACGCCGTCGCTATTTTCGGTATTTTTGCCATTTGCCCAGCGATCCCAAAGCCTGTCGGCAACGACCCTCCCACCTCTCTCACGGTATATCCAAGAGGGTCGCTTTGCTTGTAAGATTCTACTTCATCACGATAAGCGTCTCGTAACGCCACATAGCTATCGGAAAAGTCCTCTCCTGCAAACACCTTGTCTAATGCCGCACCGTAAAATGCTTGCAATTCATCACCCCATCCAAACGTCGCTCCTTGAGCCACTGCCGCTAGTTCTTGCCTGCCTGTCGGCTGAAACTCGTACTTGGCATTGTAGTTGTCAAACTCGCTTTGCACTGTTCCCTGTTTGACATCATCAAGGCTGTACTCATATAAATTCCCCCTTTCAGGGCCATGCGTAAATTTTATATAAGCGCCATCTTTTGTGTGTTTGATAAATGACATTTTTCGCCTTTCCTTAAGTCGCTACGGTACTAGTCGCCCGCTTATGCCCGATTGTGGTTGGTCTATGGCTATAGTCTTCAGAAAGTCATCTGCTGTCATAAAGTCCTGTTGCTCGTACCCTACCATTGACCGAGCGGGCTTAATGAATAAATTGTCTATATCTAATTCTTCTTTCCGCCAATACGCATACGCTCTGTTTAATTCGCTTTGTTTTGCTTTTAAAACCCCGACCATTCTTTTAGCTCGTTTCAGCAACACGTCTTGTCCCAAGGCTGGGTCCCAAGCGCGTTCCATTATTCTTTTGGCTTCGTTTTCCGTAAATTGTGCGCCTAATATTGCCCTTAAATTTCTTTGCACTATGCTTAGAATGTCCTGCTCCGCCATTACTTTGTCTTTAGACATAACGGCTTCAAGCGGTTGTGGGAGCATCCGTGTTAGAAAGTTTCCCGTAAGGTCTTTCCCATCCATCATGGCTTGAATTACTTGATCGATTTGGTCAATGTCTGAGATGTCTTGAAATCGCCCGCCTTTTGTACCCCAAGAGGTAAATTGCTTAGCCATTTCTTTGTCTGTCTGATTCTCTGCTTCAGTTAAATTTTCTTTGAAACCTGCTTTTAATAGCATTTTTACTTGGTTGTTGTATCCTTTTTGGGTTATCACCCCTGATTCCAGAGAGTTTCTTAGCTCTCTTAATTTTTTTGGTAGCCCCGCTGGCCCTGCTCGTTCTTGTAGTAAATCTACCTCTTGCTGATGTCGTTTAAACTCATCCGTTCCTATTCCTTCTGGTCCATACAGCGAAAAGGCGCTTTTAAATCCTTTGCTCATAAATCTGGGGTCGAACATCCCTGCCCCTGCCCCACCAGCGCCACCCATGCTCACAAACTTACCTGTTCTTGTATCGTATAAGTTTGTCCACGGGTCAACAGCCATCAGGCTTGGCGGTTTAAACTTCTCTTGTAGTCCCGCCTGTTGCAAAGCTGGTACGCCGCTCTGTAACAGCCTGTTTGTTAAATTCTCCCGACTAAGGGGGTCTGCCATCAGTTCTGGCGCGGGGGTCATTACCTCTCCGCTCACTGGGTCTACCGCGAGGGCGGCAGGAAAATCCCCTGCTATTGGAAGCCTCGCTTCTGTACCTCTTACGCCAATTTCTGCGTCAACCATCTCTGGGCTACCGCCTGTCGGAGCCAGTTGCACCCCTTCATCCAACAAACGCTCCCTATATGCGGCTGTATCTATATCGCTTGGATCTAGTGGAAACCCCGCCGTAACACCCTCGTAAGCATCATCCGGTGTATATTCTTCTAATATATCTTCTTGAGTGCCTGTATATTCTGTCTCATAATCTCGCGCCACTTCCCCCACATTTGTTGCAAAATCTTGAAAGCGGTCCAACTGGCCTTCGTATTTTTGCTGTTCTTCGGCTAGATCGGAAAAGAACTTTCTGCGCTTATACATATCTGCCATTTGTTGCGCTTGCGCGAAAGTCTGCATATCAAACAAAGGCTGGGGCGCTCGTGTTTGGCCTCTGCCTAAAATACTAGCGCCATACAGAAACATCGGGTTCGACAGAGCGCCTTGTAAATCTGCGCCCCCGAGAGCGCCTGTCACGCCTCCATAAAGGTTCTGCACCCCTGTAAATAACGGACTTAATGGATTCGCCATTTTACGCTCCTAGTAAGTAACCGCCAGCGCCGCCCATTAGCGCTCCGGTCCACGGATCTTTCGGAAACATACTAGCGCCCATCATGGCTCCGCCAAGGAATCTCTGGCCGCCGCTAGGTTGGTAGAGCGGCGATGTAGTTGTCTGCGCCTGAGCGCCCCCATAATTACCTGTGATTCTAGCTAGGTACTGGTTTAGCGCAGCCTCCGGTCTATTTTGTTCTGCGTGAAAACGGCGCATTTGATCTTGCAAACGCAAATTTGCCTGTTGCTCAATCGCGCTACCGACACCCATAAGTCGTTGAGCGTCCGCGTATCGTTGTGCCGATATTGTTGGCGCTAACTGCGACATCTGCATCTGTCTCATTCTCTCGTTCCCATACCGCTGATCATACAGTTGCGCCATTTGCATCTGCCTGTTTCGCTCATCGCCGTAAGCGCCGCCATAGATCCCTGTAGCCGCATCTGCGAGACCTCGGCCTAACGCCATCGCTTGCGCTCCACTTCCTGTACGCCCTCCTGCTCCAAACATAGACGCTATGTTAGGCTGGATGCTCTCCGCCGCCCGATCATAATATGCTTTCAGATACGGATTGCTGTCCGGCGTGAGAAAATCGCCTCGAAGCGTCTTCTTTGTCAGCCGATCACTCAGCCTTCCTGCGGCTGTTTGTGGGTCAAAAAAATCGCCTCGCAGTGTCCTTCTGGCAAATTGTTCATTTAACCTGTCTACGCCTGACCCTTGCAACGCCAAATTTTCCATCATGCCCAGCGCTTGATCTGTTTGGGCGCTGAACGGCGTATATCCTCTCCTGTCCCAAATCTTAGGACCGCCCGCCTCTAGCGCTTTTTGGGCTTGCTCAAACCCAGTTGTTAAAAACGGTTGTTGTGCGGCCCACGGCGCAGAATAACCTGTTTGAGTTGTCGTCTCTATTGCTGCCATTTACTCTACCTCTGGCTATGCCACTCTGTACGGATAGATCGGCGTTGGAGTACCCCTTGGGGTAAGGTACGGATTAACTAAATTGCCGCCCCCTCCAAACGCTAATTGATGTGCTAACTGATTGTAATATAAATCATTGTTCAAGGCTGGAATATCATCTGAGATCGCCGCTCCACCTGCCGCGCCTCGATTACTCCAGATATCGGGAATGTCAAAAGGTTCCGCCATTGGGTTATCGCCGTCAAATTGCGCCACTGGTAATCGCCCTTCTACCGCAAGCCGTTCTGATGTTGGCATAGCTCCCAGTTTTGCTTCTTCGGCGGATCGAGCTAAACTCATTGCCGCAGACAACGGCATCCCATATTTCTTCATGTACTCCATAGCTGTTGTTGCTATCTTTTGCGGTCCCAACGGCGCGGTATTTGTGTTCATGCTCCCCCCTGTCTGTGTGCCATACGGCTGAAGAGGGGCTGGCAATTCTCCCACAAATGGAACCCGTTGCGCTGGCACTTGATAACCCGCTTGGTTTAATCCCCCCGCCAACGCGCTAGTTGTTGAGAAGCCTTGCGCGGCCCCTCTTAATCCTGCTCCCCATCCGGCTTCCTGTCTGGGTCTCAAAAAACCTGTCCCGCTTTGAACTCCTTGGCCTACCGTTCCGGCGGCTACCGCATACGGCGCTAGCGGAGTGGCTAACATCACCGCGCCTGTAATCGTACCTATATTGCCCAGCACCATATCCTTGAGGAAATTTCCCTTAGTCTGCTGTTGTCGGGCGGTCTCTCTTAACCCATAATCGGCGGCTCGTAACAAATCGTCAGCATCGTAACCCTTGCCAACTTTGCCTGTTTTCAAGTAATTAGCAAGACCGCTTTTGGGCTTGTACTTGTTCGCCCAAACGAGCATATCATCGTATATCTCGGCCATGCCCCCGCTTTTGTCCCCAGCCTTTTTTCTGTCTCTGCCGAGTTTCACATAGCGGTCGATATTGTTTCTATTCCAGCCATAATTCGCGATCCCTACGCCGTGTTGTGCGTAAGGCAATGTTTTAGCATTATAGGTATGTTTCCGAAGGTCCATTATCGCTGGGTTGTCAACCCAATAATATGTGGGTCTATCCATGCTTAGATTTAATTTGGGATAGCCGCCTGTTCTTCCTGCCAGCCCTTCTCTCACTCCTCTTCGAGCAAGATTCCTCTGGGATACAGTTGTTGCAGGCGCTCTTTTCGGGCCTTCCGCGACTTCTTTCCGCGCCGCGAGAACAGCGGCTTGCATCGCAGGCGATAAATTTTCTGGTATGGGAGCAAGTGGCACAGCCATTATCGACTCGCCCTTGTGGTTCCGTAAATGGATAACGTCATACTGCTCGTCGTAGCGTTCACTCCGATTTTACCTCCCGCTTTCACACTAATACCACTACCATCATCGTTTGCGACAATCTCAAAGTGTGTTTTAGCCGCAATGCTATGTCCAAATCTTAGCGCATTTCCCGCTGAAAAGCCCTCTCCATTGTCTGCGTGGTAAATCGTACATTGTCCTGCCGTAGCGCTCAAATTCGTATTAACCACCACCATTCGTTTAATTTCACTGTGATGCACGGCGCTATAGGCCAGAGTCGGCCCTGACGTTGCCGCCGTAGTCATCTGGGCTAATAACCCTGCCGGAGCGAGTGTATCAACCATCTGTGCTTCTCTTTCTTGTTGCCGCGCCCCTGACCTGTAGCTCTAAGCCAATGGCCTGCGACCAACTTCCTTGCAAATGCATACGCCCTCTCACAAACTTTCCAGACTTGCGTAAATTGACCTCTCCGAAACGATTAACGGAGGTGTTCGTTGTATACGTCGCGCTCTCGGATTGAACAGACCGAGTGCCTATGGACAGTTGTGCATCCCCGCCCTCGTGTAAAGGCTTCGCGCCCATAACCTCTATGGTCTTTCCTGTCGGAGCTTTGAACTCTGGCGTGTCGATTGTCGCGGCCATCGGGGAGCCGCTGAAAAGATGCATTTTTTTGTTTTTGAAAATGCCCTGCGAAATGTCGCCACCCTTCCAGATCGAATGGTCAAAACTCAGCGTCCAAGTCGAGGTGTCTACGTCGTTGCTAATTGCATCCATTTCCTCTAAGGTCTTGCCCGCGCTCAAATGATGAAAAATGGTATCCCCTGTGACTTCTGCCTTTGTCCACCTTCCGGTGTCCCATGCATAGATCAACAAACGGTTAGGAACTCCCCCAGTAGACGTATTACTGGGATAGCTCCAGATTACTAGCTTATGCGTCCTATCTATGCCGACACTAACTCTCTCTTGGTAGCTTGTGTCGTAGTCATTAGCCCAAAAGTCTGCGACCTTCTCCCCTGCTATCGGCTTAATTTGACCGCCGCTAAATTCCCAGATTTCATTGGTTCCCCACCACCACACTCTATCGGAGTGCGTAATAATGCTTCTCGGCGTTCGGCTTCCTACAGAATTTGCTATTCTGGTAAACGAGAATATCAGTGGCGGACCGACGTACTGCATAAGGGTGACTGCTTCCTCCTGAATCACCAAACAACTACCGCCTGTTTCGGCCAGCCCTGTTATCCAGCCACCTTCATATATGTCCTGATAATCTGACTGTCTGGCAATGTCTCCCGCTTCCCAGAACTCCGAATCATTGTACCCAGACCACTGCACTCGGTTCGGCCTGTCGCTTCCGTCATTGATCCAGCCTAACACCACAAAGTCTCTGACCGTCTGTATGTATTTTGCTCGTGGCGGATTTCCACCTAATGCGCCGATGCTTGTGCCATGTACAATCTTTTGGATCGCGTTCATAAAATTGGTAGCCAGCAGTCTTTCCGGCCCGTAGTTCGCGAAATTCCATACGTTCTGAGTTGCTGTCCCAGTAAACCCTGTTGCTATCGCATCAAAAGATTGTGCCGACAGACGATAAATATTTCCTGCGTCGCCCGCATAAACCCGCGCGGTGTTTGTCGCGTCCTTACACGACACCGCGCCGCGAATAAAGTCACCACCAGCCAGCCCTATCTCGTCACTGTATGCCTCTATAGACTTTATCGGCTTGTAAGATGTAGCCCCTGCATAACAGTTCGTTGCAACCGTAGCGCCAGAATTTTCAAAGTCCGGTTGATCTGGCAACCATTCCCCAAATTTTAGTTGCATCCATTCCATATCAGTACACTGGCGTTACTTTGGAGTTTGTCGCCACCCGCTTATCATTTTCGGCTAATAAACGTGTTAGCTCTGTCTGTTCAATAGCTGACATAAATGACGCTAATTCGCCATCATGTAGCGTCCTAGTCGCGACTGTTCTGCTAGCGTGAGCGCGAATTAAATCCTTACAGTCTGTTGTCCAAGCGTTTGAAGCTCCTGCCGTTAATTCAGACAGCGACCTCAAATAGTACAACCTGACCGTATATGCATCGTTTGGGGTGTAGGCTAACCACATCTTTTCGTCGCGGATAGCATACGCTTCTGGGTATCCTGTGACCGATGTGCCTTCCAGCATCTTTTTAATAGCCGGAAAGTCTAGCGGTTGTACCTCTTGAAACTCATCGCCTGTCAGACGTGCCTCCACATAATCGACTGCGCGAAAGTCTGACGGCAATGCGTAGGTCGTAGTAGATGCGGTTGTTGTGAATGTTGCCGAAGCCTCGTTAAACCACCAGCGCTTGTGGTCATAATGGCGTATCGCCATCACCACTGCGTCGGAGCATTGAGCAGTTAAATCTGTTCTTGCTAAATCGTCACTGACTTCGTTGACTAGTTCTGATAGTGTCGCCATCGCTACCTCGTTTCCTGCGGCGCTTCCGCTTCGGTTTTTTAGGTGTCTCAGCTACTGTATCATCGCCTGTCTCGACAACTTTTTGAGCCATTATACTACGTCTTCTTCCTGTCGGTTGGTTTTCAGTCATGCTGTCACCGCCTTGGGTCGTTCGTAGCTCTGTTCCATCCTCTCTTTTTCTTCAAACCAAATATCTGCATATTCAGCGTTGCTGTAACGATCCCACCACGGACCGCCCTCTGTCCAGTGTAACATAGCTATATCCTCAAGTGGTCTTTCATCGTACCCCACCAGATGATTCCACCTGCCATCTATTTCTCCAACATCGGAGGCCCACGCGAATTGATGCAGATGCAACCCTGTCTCCTCGTCCACGACTTCTGGCGTTAAGTGCATACAGTCGTAATGCTTGCCCCAGAATACCATCAACGATGACCAGTTCTTCTTCTCATACTGCGTTTGTTTTTGGCCTAACATTTTCACCGTGTTTTCGGGCTTGTAATCGTGCTTGACCACGCTGACGGGCGCATGGGTTTGCTCCGCTTCTTTATACAAGTCCGCTATATCCCCTAACATCAGCATATCGCAGTCCATATATATAGAGTGCGACGAGTAGCGATTCAGATACGGCGTGAGAAAACGGGTAAACGAGAACTCCGTACTTTGCAAATGATGCCTTTCTCTCTTATGGATTTCTCTAAGCTGGTCCAGCATCAACAGTGTGACCCGCACCGGAATAGATGACCTCGCCCTGATCGAGTGCTGTAGCACCGATGCCGCTACCGACTCTGACGGGTCAAACCCGATGTATACATCTGCTTGTTTTAACATTGAACTACCGCCATTTGCACTCTGCCTCCTCCCTTTACATGGTCCCTTGTCGGCATCAGATAGTATTCTTCGCCTTCCAAAACTTCCTGCGCCCCGTACTGTTTTAGTTCTTCTTCCGGCATTTCCGTATAGAAGTCATCGAAAATGACAATTCCGCCTTTCTGCACTATCTTTTTCGCGTACTTGTAGTCGCTTTTTATGGTTTCCACGCTATGCCCGCCGTCGATAAAAACACAGTCTGCCGAATTTTCGCCATGCTCTTTCAGGTATCTTTTTAGCTGTTGTTTGCTGTCGCCGCGATAAAGAGTTGCATTCAAATCGTTTAGGCGCTCTTTCACCTCTTCTAAACTGTAGTGTTTTTTCACGTTTTTCTCTGCCTTGTCCGTCTCGTCGTTCGCCTCCTCGAACAGGTCAAACCCAAAATACTCAGACTTCGGGCTAAGCTCCAGCATTTGCCTTGCCCTCGCGCCGTTCCACGTTCCGACTTCCAGTATTCTTTTCGGCTGCATCTGTTTGACGATTTCCAGTAAATGTATGTACCTGACTGCGTGTTTTGTTGGCCCTTTGTCGTGTGTCGCATACTTGTCAAACACCCCGTCAAACACGTTATACGGCCCCTCACCAGTCACATTCTCCGCTATGTCATTAACACCTACCAAATCCTCTAGCGTCTTCTCTAGGACAAATGCGTCGTCCCACTGGCTTAACATGAATATGCCGCCGGAGTCGTACATATTCTTGTAATGCTTGAACCAACCGTCTGCAAAAGCATGGGCGCAATCCCAGCCGACAAAAGAGCTGCATAGATGCCATGTTTTACGCCTCATAACGGCCATGAAGTTACCGCTCATCCAGTTTTCGAGCTTCACCGCTGGGATATGCCTGAACGTCTTGATGTCTGTGTCTATCCAGAAGAGATAGCCTCTGTAGTCCTTCGCCGCATCGATCTGTGCGTATACCTTCCGGCAAAACGCATTGACGTTATATTTATACTGGATCGTCTCGTTTACAAGCCCGTGAAATATTGGAAAGTGGGACACGCCATCGAGGAAATTCTGTATGCCATCCACCTTCATTAAGTCATGGTAGACAATGCGTGAATTATTGTATGGGAAGAACTCGTCCTCCGTGTAAACGTGTAACTCCCCTGCGGGCCAGAACTGACTAAAAGTATCCATCATTATCTCGCCGTATTCATCGTACATACGGCGGTTCATCGACGTTACAAACTTAAATTGCATTGAGTAAAGCGCTCCCTGTATCGCCTTTTTCCATCTGATACCCGTAAACCTTGCATAGTAGGTCTAACATCTGCGACTCGGCGGGCCAGTTGTGGTCTGGGTATTCCTTATACTCATGGCCCCGTGTAATCGACCAGTCGTGAGTGCCGGAAAGGATGTTGTCGAACCCGTGTAGTTGTATCTCTTCTGGGTTCGTCTTATGCATGGCATACAAAATGGCATGGGTTCCCGCAGACGGGTGCAAATGTCCTTTGTTGTCGGACACGCCGTCGATCAGCTTTTGACTGTCGGCCTTCACATAGTCTTTTCGCAAGCGTCTATATTGAGTGCGCCAGAAGCGACATACGTCCCTATCGCAATACACGTTAGCATCCTGCGGTAATGTTTTATCGCTGTCATTTTCTGTACGGGTATCGTCAAACAGCCAGAAGTCTTTTACGCCTTCCCAAGCGTCCATGATTACTCTTCCGAGCGTCATGGATGACACCACTACATCTGTTCTGCTTCCGTACAAGTCTGGGCGAAGCTTCGGCAAATCCGAATGGCGCTTCATCCTGATTATTTGATCGTGGCGATCTATCTCACTGCCGAGTTTCTGTCTTAGAATCGACGGACCGTGACCTATTATGATTGTACGCATTTTCGAGCGACCCTCCTAAAACCTCTAAAACCTCTTTCCACTCTTGATCTGTGGTCTGGTGGAACATAACAATATCGTCGGAATACCAAGGAAAGTACGGGCCAGCCGGATAGCGCCAAGCCCGTTTCTTTGGCACAAGCGCCGTGCATTTCAAACCCGCCGCACCACAGGTATGAACTACCGTGTTACAGCAAGTAATTGTGTGATCTAGTGCCGCCAGAGCGGACAGCGTATGGTCGTAATCCATTTCCTGCGCCGCATCGCAATGGAATATCGGAAGCCCTGTCTGCTCCCTCATCCGTTCCACTTTCTCTTTAGCATCCTCGTGGTACTGCATAGAGATCCACGTTCCGCCCGCTCGTTTTATCACGTTCTCGAACCAGCCCAGCTTCATTGACCGATATTGCGTGTTGGTTTTCAGTGCGCCACCTTTCCAACTCAACCCGTAGTAGGGCGGCGGACCAAGCGCCTCGAACTGCTTGCGATACATTTCCAGTAGCTCTGGGTTGGGCTTTAGATAAGACCGTGTACTCATATCCGCTTCTGTTTTCCAGAAGTGCTTAGCAAGGCTAAATACCGCAGATTTCTGATCTACCGGATGGTCATTCGGCCACTCGATAAACGATTTCTTGGCTGTCGGATATATCTTGTTGATCCACGGGAAAGAACGCTTGTAGATAGCCTCTAGCCTCGGATGACATTCTAAGATGATTTCGAGATTCGCTTTTTCGAGCTTTGGGAGCAACCCTGCCGCTAATAGCCTATCCCCTAGCCCTTGCTCGTCCCAGAGCGCCAGCGTTTTGCCTGATTGCAGATTGCCGTCAAACCAGTCCGTGCTGTCCGGCGTATCATTGCTATAGCTTCTCAGTCCGCGCTCACCACAGAAAAACCCTGCATCGTACAGCGCAAAGCCTTCCTTCCAGTTCCGCATCTCTAGCTGTAGCAGGCTCGCGTTCCATCTTGCCTTCGCTGTGTCAGGCTCTAGCTCCATCGCTTTAATGGCATACGGCCATCCCTCCTCCGGCGCATCCTCGTTGACATAAGATGATGCAAGATTCGAGTAGGTTTCTGCCTTCTCCTCCAGCATCAGAGACTTCATAAAACAGTCTCTTGCTTGTGGAAGCATATGCATGGCGCGATAACAGCAACCGATGTTACTCCACACATGGGAGTTATCCGGCAGGTAGTCAAGAACCCGTTGCAGGATGACCAGCGCTACGCCGTACTCTTGCTTCTGTAGGTGTGCTGTGCCGAGTTGAAATATGATGTAGGGGTCGTGTGGCGCTTCCAGCAGTAATTGCTGGTAGCCATCCATAACGGTCTGTAGTTTCTCAAAGTCATTGTTCTCACTGCACTCGACTTGCGCCGCTTGCAGATCGTCCATAACTTCGCCAATCAGTTTACCCATATAGTCCTGTCCTCTATAAAGGTGGGGAGTGACTTTCGCCACCCCCCTGACATAACCGACGGTTTGGCTAAAACTGACAGGTGGATTAACCCACCGCCAGCTACGCCTTAATCGCCTCGTTTCTGTGTCAAATACTCGATGATCACCGTGAAGTCGCAGGAAGCTGTCCCTGTACCCACTTGATTAGTCAAAGAGAAAACAGCGTTTGCACTAGCTGTTAACCTTTGTCCAATCTCCTGACCATTTTGCTCGACAACGATACCCGAAGCCGCACTAGTTATATAGTTCTGGACCTTGGTTCCGCCAATCGTCGCATATACGGATATCAGCTCTCCGCCTGTACCAATCGTATTAGACTGCACGGACCTAACCCCGACAATTTCTGCCCCTGCGGGCAATGGTGTCAGGCTTACAGTCAGTGATCCAGACGAGGTTGCCCCCATGCTGAATTTACAGATCTGAGCGTTTATCCCTGCGTGAATGGCAGGAGCGGGGCCAGCGGTCATTGCATCAGCAGTTAAATGTGCCATTTTTGCTTACCCCCCTATCGTTGCGATGCGTTTCGAGCCGCATCACTATGAGAAGATGAAACAACCATAGTAGCAAAATCTTTGGAGTTATATCGTGTCTTTTTAAGTCCACAGATACAGCCCGTCGATACGCCTAACTGGTTGCCGTAGTCAAACATTTCCTCGACCCATTCCATACGGTTCTGGGTGTAGCCACGACCAAACGCCATAACCGCCGCTTGCGCTCCGCAAAGCACAGCACGGCCTACGGTGTTAGCCGTTCCGCTTGCCCCAGCACCCGTATACATACGGGAAGTCTCATGCATGACCACTCCGTTATATACGCCTATTGCACCACTGAGAAGAGGATTCTTATCGGATGCATTAGCCGCCAGAGCATACTTCTGAATGTCGCCATACTGCCCATCGCTGGTAGATTGACGCAAGTCATAGTGTTGTTCTGGCGTGATAAACATAACGAATTGATGTTTGCCAGCTTCTTGCTGATTGTTAATGGGTCTAATCACAGGTGTAGTGGTTCGAGCCGCCAGTACAGCTTTGTCTATCACAGCCAGAGAGAATGTCTGTGTAGAGTTTGCTGATAGGTTTGATTCGGCTGTTGCCACGCCAGCAAAAATCTGGTGGCCTGAGTCTGGCGCACTAGCTGAGTTGTTACCCGTCAAACGAGTATCACTGACTCCGCTATTGCCGGACAGTTGATTAAAGAACCAAGTGTCGTAAGTGTCTGCCCACCAGTCGGTGAGAGCCATTCTAGCTTCTTCGCGCACTTCGAACGGCACACGTTGCTCAGACATTTTACCGCCTGACCTTACCGCATGACGTAGTTGATCGACCAGCAGGTCGTCAGTGTAGGTCACGAGAGCTTCTTCGTTTCCTTCAAGGGTGCTGTCGCCTTGGACACCGCTACCAGTCAACTGCATACGAAGTATATTCCGTACACGGTCTCCTGAGCTTTTGCTTGTGTCGTCTACTATCTGACACAAAGCATTGCTGTCCGACCCCATAAAACGCGATGCATAGGTGGTTTTAAGCGCCTCATGCATGGTCTTGCGAGACCAGAGTTTAACGGCTTCCGCATCGTTTACACCCCAATTTGATGTAGCCATATTGCTATACCCTCATTGAGTTGTTAATACGATTAGACTTCACGCTGTCTAGCGAATTGGTGTAACGCACCCCTGCGATAATGCCGATAACGTAGGCCACGATTAACGGTATGTTGGCTTAACTTCTGTATCCCAGAATTTATCAAACTCATCATCCGTCATTCTTTCTATACTTTTTAGCAGACTATCATCGCTTTGTCCACCATTGCTTAATGTGGCGGCGGCTCTCTGGCCTTCCTCAAGACGCTGCAAGCTCGCTTCATTGCCTCTGGCTTCGTTGCCAGTCGGCGCAGGTGTTGACGCATCCGGCGCTACTGGGCCGCTATAGCCTTTTACCTTTGCAATATTGTGTAGCAACTCCGCAGGGTTCTGGCCGTTTTGCATAGCCTGTCTTGCTAACTGGATCGCCTCTGCGTCCATTATTTGAGCGTGATGCTCTTCCCCGATGCCCATCGCGTTAAGCTCGGACCGTCTTTGGTCTTGCGTGAATTTAAAAGCGTTCTCGTAGTCTGGATTTTGTCTGGCGTACTCCTGCGCTTGCGCCCGTATAAATTCAATTTCCTGTCGTTGCGCCTCTAACTCTTGATTCGCCTGATGAGTCCCATTGATGAACTCTTCCTGCTGTTTTGCCAGCCCGTCTACTCTATCTTTAAGGTATCCGGCGGGATCTTCTTCGTACTTTGTCTTATCCTCGCTCACTTTAGTCGAGTTTCGGTACTCCTCTAACTGGCCTTTTAGCGTCTCATACCCTCTCAGGCGTTCTTCCATGCCGCCTATATGCTTTTGTATTTCCGCTTTGCTCTGGCGCTCTTCCCTTAACGCTTTACGCACGTTTTCGTATTCCGTGCGATAGTCCCTGTTGTCTTGCTTTTGCTCCGGCCCTTGCGCTTCTGCCACGGGTTGCGGCGCTTCCTCCGGCTCATCCGTAGGGATGGGGATTGTCGGCGCTTCGCTTTGGTCCGGCTCTAAGAGCCTGTCTTCTTCTGCCATATTAACCTCCTGTCAGGTCATGTTTACGGTAATGTTAGTTTCTGATTCTGGTGGCTTCCCTGCCTCTATCATATCGGCCTCGGCTTCCATCAGATTAGCCTGTGCGTCCATCATATCGGCGGTAGCTTCAATTTGCATAGACTGGCTCTTCAGCGCCAACTCCTGCCGTTTCAACTCTAGCTCTGCGGCTTTGATCTGCGCTTCCTGCGCCTTGATTTCCGCCTCTTTGCTCTTTATTTGCGCTTCTAGTTGCAACTGCCCCTGTTTTAGAGCGGCATCCTGCTGGTTCGTCTGCGTAGCTATCGCCGTCTTTTCTTTCTCAAATTCAAGCTTGAGCATTTCTAGCTGGGATTTCATCTGCGCTTCTTGCTGATTCGCCTGTTGCTTCATCATCTCAAACTCAGTCGCCGCCTGTAGCATCTGCTGTTGTGGGTCAGGTTGCTCTGTGCGCTGTGCCAGTTCTCCACGCCATTTCTCCACTAGAGTAGCGGGGAGCGGCATATAGTTGATTAAATCTGACGGAGGCGACATCCCCATGCTTTGCATTATGGGCATGAGCTTGGTTAGCACGTTAAACGTCTCAGCCTTGCTGTTAGGCGTACTCGGCATCTCATCTACGATAATGTCATAAGTGTCGGCTTGTGGGTCTTGCCTAAACGGTACGCTGATTCTATCACCTGTCGGACTTACTATCCTGATTGCCCGCCCATCTGCTATAAACCTGTTTAGAAAGTCCAGAACAATGCGCCCACGCTCTCTCTGGTGTCTTTTTAGAGAGTCAAAGAGCGGTGCTAGTATGGTAAGGCCGGATACTTTGCGTGATTCCTCTAGGATTGCTGGCTGATTTCTGTCTGCCATGCCAATCATCTCGGCATTTACGCCGGACGTTGCCGGAACAGCGTCGATTGCGTATTGCATCAAGCGCTCTAGCCCTGCCGGAAATACGCCCGCATCGCGCTCTCTTACCTTATTGAGGCCGCCTGCGTTGAGTTTTATCAATGCATCTGGACTAGCCCAGTCTTCCTCTGCCCTTCTTGGATCTGCCAGCGCATCAGCTTCTACAAACGCACCACCTTTTCTATTGGTCGCCAGTATAAACATGATGTCACTAAAGAACTTATTAGAGAACTTTTGCGGGTCTCTTAGCGCCCTGCAAACGCCGTACCATTGGCGCTTATTCCTGTCTCTTTTGCCCGTCATGCACTTCAGCGTAAAACCCTTTTGAGTTGGGGCTATCTCATCTTCCAGTAGCTCAGAGCCGCACACAAACGCTTGGAAGTACCTTCTTTGTGTAATCTTCACAAACTTCACGCCCATCTCTTCCAGATAGTCGCGCATTTTGCTCAAACGGTCAGGAGTAACGGTTAAAATCTGCCCGCTGTCTGGGTCAGCCACTCGGTACATCGGCACATCTTTGTAATACTGCACCTGTAGCACAAGATACATCTGCTCGTGCGGAAAATAACTAGACTTATCGGACTCATACTTCCACGCATTGGTCGCGTCGTGCGGCTGACGCATATCAATATCGTCTGCGGTCCATTCTCCCGCTACATTCTTAATGTTAGGCCAGCGGTCCTCGGCCTCGTCTGCCGGATACTTCCGCGCCCTGATAACCCACTTGCCATTATCAAGATTTCTTGATGTGTCTGAAGTCGGCCAGTACATCTCGATAGGGTCTATGCGCGAAGCCGTGATCAGCTTGCCTTCTGGGTCGGTGCTGTAATCCATGCGGGTTTCTGTCCAGCCCATGCCGCTTATCACGAGATCAGTGAAAGCGTCCGTTACTTCATCCTCACCATCACATAAATCGTCCGCCCATCGAGAAGCCTCGGTATACATATCCGCTAACTGCGTGTCAGATGTCTCTCTAGGAAGAAACCTAACCTCTTTGCGGTTATTAATCTGCTGTCCTACGATAGAGTCAACAAATGGCGCTATTCTATTCATCACGATAGGAACACGCCGCTTTTCCTTAATCTCTGATTCTTCTGCCGCTGTCCACTGCCGACAAGCCACAAGGTCATAAAGGTCTTTGGCTTCCGAGCGCCACTCGCCCGTGTCGTCTTTCGCGGACTCAAACCAACTTTGTACTTGTCGCGCTGTTGTCATTACGCTTTCCTTATTTGCTTTTTTTGCCCTTCATCGTCGTTTTCTTCGTCTTTTTCTTTTTTTTGGGGGCTTTTGCCTTGGGTTTTGTCGTCGCTTTATATCCACCATATGCCATGATAACACTCCTTTATGGGCTTAATGGGCTTGGTTCAGGGGTATTTTTCAAAGAGGGGTCTAGCACGTTTGGGGGCAATCTCTCCACCGCATCCATAAAGTCTAGCTCCTCTGAGCCTCTCACATCCCTGCTTCCAAACTCTTTCATGCGCCGCTTCTCTGCAAACCACATAATGGCCTGTAAATCCGCCGCCGTCATATCTGAATATTCTGTGTCTTGTCTAAAACGCTCTGCTACTTTTCGCGCTAGGTCTAATTGAAATTTCTTCTCTCCGCCGCTTTTCGCAACATCTCGTAAACCCATCTCGGCCTTAAAGATAGTGTTAGCCGCTACTTCTAGAGGGGTGCCGTCTTTATAATCTTTTTTCTGGTATTGCTTCGATAGCCGCCGTGCTTCTTTGGTCAATGTCTTCCTTCGAGCCGCTGGGGCGTACTGCGGCCCATGCCCCGCCTTTCGCATTAACTCCTGTTCTTTTTCTCTGCCGAGTAATTCCCTAAACCGTTTGAGTCCTTTTTCACTTGGCTCATCCCCCATATGCCCGCGCAAACGATGCACCGTGCGATTCCACCATCTATCCATTGTCAGATAGTCTGGGTGTCCTTTTAGGTTAGCCATGAATACGCCCACTTTGTCGCCAAAGATGACGGAGTTGGGCAACCGCTGGTCTTGCAAGTAACCGATCTTGCGATTCGTTAGTTTCTGTAGGTCTCTGGTTGTGCTGAACCCGTCCAGAAACTCCATAGCCCCTTCTAAGCCTTTGTCGTCTATTAAGTCCTGTAGCTTGTCGAGGTTATTGCGAAATGATTTGTTTCGCTGACCCGCTGTGGGAGTCATCGCATTGACTTTGCCTGTGCGTAGAAAATCCCTGTACTGATTAACCGCAAGCTCTGTGTTGGGCTGGATGGCCGTGCCGTCAGAAAATATCCCTGTCAGCGTAGTGTACAGGTCTTTCTGGGTCTTGGTCTCTAGGTCTAGCTCCGGTATTTTTACGGCAAGCTCACCTAATGCTTGGTCATACCTGCTCGTATACCAGCCTCTGCCTGTCCTGTCTCCGCCGCGAAGAACGCCTAATGCCTCGTCAAACATACGGCTTGCCAAGACATCCATAGCCTCGTCGGAGTGGTCGTTTAGCCGAAGAGTTAGACCTTCTCTTTGGTAACGGGCATCGTTTTCGTCCGCTATCTCCCTTATTGTTTTTTCTGGGAGCGGGTTGTCCTTGATGAATTGCCTTCTGTGTTCGCGGATGCGTTCCTTGAGCGAAATGAACTCGTCATCTGCACTCCACCAAGGTTGGCTCTGTTTGCCATCTCCTGCGTCCCCAATCTCAGCCCCGATCTTTTGGTAGGCTTCTTGCCCGCCGCGCCAGTCCGATCCTCCGATATAGCCATAGTCCATCTCCTCGCCTAAGTCATTCTTGAATAAATCTATCTTTTGTCCCGATTTTGTATGCACCGATTGCATCAAGTCTTGAAACTTTTCGTCATCCATTCCAAGGTTCAGAAACTTAATGCCTTTCGGTGTAGTGACTCGCGCTATTGTATCATCTTTTGCGCCTAACTCATCTAACATTTCGTCGAAAAAGCGCATTTCATCGTCTGTGATGACTCGGTCATAATCTATATAGCCGACACCTATATTCTCGAAAGATTTCAAGGGAACAGCAAAGTTCATAGTCACAGCGTCTTGGTCTTGTAAAAACCCTCGCGCCGCCGTTAGTTCTAATAGTTTTTTCTTATAATCTGGCGTTAAAACAAGGTCTCCTGCTTTGTTGACCTCTGTCTCTGGCCTTAACATCGTTTGTAATGACCTTCCCTGATGTCCGTCGTACTTCGATGGCGCTATTGCCTCATCAACAACCGTTAGCCCTAGCTTGTCGTATAGCGATGGGCCGATTATCTCCTGCACCTGCCTCTCGTACTCGTCCTGTATGTCAATCGGCATTCGCTTGATCATCCTGCCCTCTATCAAGCCTGTAGATGGCAATGCCTCGCTCGATACTTGAACCGCTGGTGCTGGCTTTGCCGTAGGCCAAAGTCGCTTGCCTTTCCAGCCTTGCAGCATCTTCTTGATGCGATCAGACTCTATATCTTCCAAGCCTTCGACATGAACCACACCATCTTTGTCAAACCACATATCTACATCCGATTCGCCATACGGCTCACCCGACCCTTGATCAAAACCGCCGCCTTGCTTCTGTCGGTGATCTTTGAGAACTCGCACTTCAACTAACTGATCTGTGTCTGGGTCTTCCAGCGTATAGTATTCTCGGTTGCTACCAGACGTTGAGAAGCCAATATCCTCTGGAATGCCTTGTTCAAACTCTCCCCGATATTTATTTGCAAATTCATTGGCTCTGCGATCTATTAGCATTTGCGCTTCTTGTATTGCGCCAACACTGGTAAAGCGTTTGTCTTGTTCAACTCCGTCTATCCATACGGTGGGACGTTCATCCAATTTTCCCCACTCTGATCTGATAACTGTTCCATCGCTCAATTCGATTTCTTCATAGTCTGTCAGTTCATATGGCGCTGGCGGCATATCATCATCATAAGAACGTAATGTCGCCCATTCTGGAGCTTCGCGGGCTTCTGGATATTCGCTAGTTTGCCATGTTCTTTCGCTCTCTATTGTTAATGGCTTTTCTGGCGTGGCTTGCGTGGCATTTTGTTGCGCTTTTAATTTGGCGAGCTGTTCTTTAGCTTTAGCGTTTATGTCTGATCCTATTGCTCCCCTTTGAGCGCTAGGCGAAGGAATCCCGCCGCTGCTCCCAGACAGCAACGGCTGTCTACCTAAGAATGGAATAGCCACACTAGCCAAACCCCCTAAAGCGCCAACAAAAGGCGCGGCATCTAGCGCATCTAAGCCTAACTCGAATCGTGCTAGGTCATGGCTTGTTATATCTGCGCCGTCTGGCAATGGAAAATAGCGAGGATCGCGTGTGCCGTAGCGGGAAGGCGGAATACTAAAAACCGTTTCTTCTGGTTGGCCTAATGTTGCGATTGCTTCTTGCGTGAAGCCGGACGTTGCGCCTCCAAATGGGGTCATTGCTACAACCGAGCGCGGCAACAGATGTGACTCCGCCAGCGGGTGATTAATCCCTAACACATTCCTTGTAGGAGTCGGCTCCCCTATTCTCTGCGGTGGCGCTAACACACCTTCCCTTATTTGCCCTCCAAGTACGTCTAATACGCTCATGCCGCCCATCCTGCTCTTTGTTTGCGTTCTTTAACGGCGTACCTGCCTAGCCCCCGTCTGCGCTCTGCGCCAGCAAATGTCAGCACAAAAGCGTCTGCGATGTCCGGTGATGTCACACCGCGCTTTAGCATATCATCTTTTGATTCGATCTGTATTTTCCCCGTGGAGGTAATTTTAAACTGGACCTCGGTTAGTTCAGCGCCTAGATCCTCGCTCTCTACCCGTGTGTCCCGTTGCTCTAGCCATTCCCTAGCTCTCCACCATAGCTCTGCTCTCAGGTTTGCATAGCGGTCCTTGCCGGACGGCTGTTCACCTACATTGATTCCCTGCACAGGAACATCTAGCTCTCTCATCCTGTCTACTACCCCAGCCCCCACGCCGATGCTATCAATGTTAATCACGGCTGGCCTCTCGTCGCTGTTCGCGTCCTCATACTGTTGCATAACCCAGCCTGCGACATACATCGTATCCCTGTTTGTAATCGTCTCTACGGACTTTACGATATTTGCGTGACGTTTCACTAAGGCTGTCTTGTTAGTGCCGAATCTGGCTACGTCCAAGCCCCAGACGGGCATTACTGTTTTGATCTGTTCAACAGGTCTATCATACGCCGCTATCACTAGGTCGAGCGGAATAACGCCGTTGGACTCGCTCTTAGGAAACTCCCCCAGAACACGTACCCTGTAAATGTCTGAGTCTGGGTCGTTGCCGCATCGCGCCAGCATATCCTCGATATAGGTCTTCGATACCTGAGTGCTATCCGTACACGGCACTACCATTGTTTTCCATCTGTTCCGCATCTTGTGATGCGAGTCATAGAAGTAACCGGACACCCTTGTCGGGTTAGCCGTCATCATAATCTTGGCCCCTTCCCCTGACAGCGCTCCCTCTGCCGTCTCGTACACATTCTCTGGGATGCCGCTCGCTTCGTCTACGATGTACAGCAAGTTTTCTGCGTGGAACCCCTGCAATGCTTCGGGCTGTTCTTTCCTGCTTGTACGGGCCACAGCATAGCTAGAACCCATCCTCACCCTGTCTGCGGACATTTCAAACTGTGACTGATACCAGTCTGGCGCTTTTCTCAGCCATTTCAATAGCTCGGCCCACAGCACGTCTGATAGCTGATGGCTGGATGGCGCAGTACACGGTACTCTGGCATCCGAGCGGGTAGAGATAAACCATAATATTACCCAGCTTAACAGGGCGCTCTTGCCGACTCCGTGACCAGACCGGATACTTACCTTATCGTGAGTCGCTATGCTCTTCAGCGCTTCTCGTTGCCACTCCTCGATATGACATTTGAATAGGTCTTGTACGAATATGTCTGGGTGTTCACGCCAGACCTTGAGTCGCTCTACCGCATCAGTGTTGATGGCTTGTTTCTTTGCCATTTAACTCTTCTTCCTGCTCGTAGTAACTATCCTCTAGTTTCCCGATTAAATCGCTCAGGGTCTCGGAGCTATGCTCTATGTGCTGTTTCTCCTGCCAGTTCGCGGCCCGTTTGTTTTTCAGAATGAACATACCAGCAGTCACATTGCCGGATAACGCCTGCTCATACATACTCAGGGCTACTCGGCTATCAGCGTCGGTTGTGCCTCGCGTCCATGCGGCTAAAAACTCTGGATCGTGTGATGGATGGTCTGGGTTACGCTTGTTCTTTACAGTAGCTAGTGAGATTCCCAGTGTATCTGCAAGTTCTTGTTGAGATAGTCCCAGCAAGCACAGACGATATACGACATTTGGATCTAGCTCTTTTGTTGGCCGGCCAATGCGCTTAACCCTTGATTTTTTAGCCATTTTGCCCTCTCGGAATGAACGCTTCTGGCATTGTAAATCAACGGGTAGAAAATATCGACCTCCTGACCTTTCACCCCCGACTATTTAAGAGTGGAGGAGGTGTTGCCTGCTTTCGCGTTACGCATGAAATTAGAAGGGCCGCAACGCACAGGAGGTCAGGTAAATACTGCGTGGTCGTACACAGTTTTTGAGGTGAAGATAATCACGACTTCCCTCGGTGGAGTCCCACTCCCCTTTATTGTTCCATAACATATTGGATCTTATGTCACAACGTTTGTCACAACTTTTTTATTTCCTTTATTAACAATCACTTGCGTATGTCATACTCTATGACAAACATGACAGACGCTTAATTAAGGAACTTATAGTTGTTAGCACCGTCCAAGTAATACTCTAGCTTCTGCGTGTAATTCTCCATCACAGTAGCCCTGAGAAACTCCACATAGCGAATAGCGGACTCTTTCGTGCCTTCCGCCATAGCCTCGCAAAACAAACGCTCTGCAGCCTCCCTGTGCTGATCTACACGAGCATCATAATCTTTGCCTGTCTCATGCTCTCGCTCGTCAGGGATGACTGCCAGCCACCCGTTCTCGTACAGATACGCCTCCAAAAGATCCTGCTCGTCTTCCGGCAATACATCCTCCGGCCTTTCTGCGTCGAGCTTCTTGCACAATATTTTCAATGTATCTCTCATTATTGCCTCCAAGGAGCCGCTATGCGGCCTCCTCTTTCCTTTCGTTGTCCACAGCATCGTTTAGCCAGTTGACCGCTTTCTGGGCCGCGCTCGCCGCTTTGAAGATAGCCTTCTTGTCATTCTTCAAGGCTTTGATCCAGCTATTGAGGTAGTGGGCATGGTCCTCTCTAACAGCAACCGAAACACCCAGCCCTGCACATAGATACGCCGCGCCTAACTCTGCTACTAACTCCTCCAGCGCATAATCCTTGTCTCCAAAGCGACTATCCTTGAGTCTGTTCAATCGCTTCGCAGAACCAGTCCAGTGGGTTAACTCG